GCGGCGGGTTTTTGTTTTTGTGGGGCGGGGGTAGCTGGGCCTGTCTTGTGTGGGTCGTCGCTATACCCCATGAGATAATCAATAGTCACTCCGTATTTAGTGGCTACCGCTATCCAGAAATCAGACCTGGGGTCCCTCAATCCGGTCTCATAGTTATTGTAAGTTGACTTCGCAACACCGATAGACTTTCCGAATTCCTCTTGGGTTAGCCCTGTCGACAATCTTAACTTCTTTAGGTTTTCGTACACGATTAAACTCACCTCTCAACAGCAAGAGGATAATACACAGATTACGAAAAGTCAATAGAAAAGTCTTCGTTTTGGGGAATCGGGTATTGACAACCCCCGAAACGTGGCTTATAATGCAAGTACAGTCCACGAAAC